AATACAGGCATCCCATACATGTCAATAAAACCTTCCATATTCCACTCCATAGGAATAAACAAATTATATAAACCACTTTTTGTTTGCCCGTTAGAGTTTCTGTTTCTGCAATCAGATGACTCAAATAAATCTTTAAAATTTCTACCACCTTTATCTAAAGCGTTTGATGTGGATCCCATCATACATTTACCTATAACCTTGCTACCTAATCTTAAACATGTTTTAGTTACACGCCAGTTGTTTAATATATTCTCTGGCCTTTCCCATTTACCACTTTCATCATGTAATAAAAGTTGTAGCTTTTCACCATCATAACTGTTGTCAGATGTGTTTTTCCAGTCAATAGTTGTGTCTAATCCTTCAAGCTCCTCTTCACTTACTGTATACATATTCTTTTTAGTAATCTTAGAAGCTGGAACTCTATAAGCCAATTCTGTTTTCGGCTTATCCATACCATCTTGTATTGGTTTGAAAAAAAATGGGTAGTTGTTAGAAATAGGTACAATTTTATCTGTAAACATTTTCTTAGCATCTGCACCCGTCTTAGACAATATACCTATTCTAGAGTCTTTAGTAATAGTAGCTGTATTAACTCCTTCACAAGAACTCATAAATGAAAATCCTGAACGTCTTATTTTTAAATAACACATTCCAAAACTTCTTTTGTCAGCCTTACAGGCTTCCCAATAAATATAAAACAAACGATTAGCTTCTCTAAAATCAGGATGACCAACGTCAATTTTTGTCCATTGTAAATACATATAATGCGTTCCTGTTATGTAAGTTGAAACGCCTTTATTCATAAACCAGAAACCTTCCTCTCTTCTATCAAACTCTTGTTCAATATAATCTACCCACTTGTTTTTAAACTGAGGAGGAGCTTCATGCCATTGAAATATAGATTGAATTCTTTTTAGCTCTTTGCTAATTTCTTGAGCCTCCCAGTATTGTTCTTCTTTCTTTTTTGATCTTGAATAAACTTTACTTGGCGGCTTAGGTAATGCAATATGCAGACCATTTATATCTATAATCTGATCTATCTGTCCAGATTTTGATATTACTACAAAATCGTATTTTTCATTGTAACCATAATGCCAGGTGCGTGCTTTATTCTTAGTAGATAAAACATTTTTTGGAACTACTTTGGTTAGTGTAGTATATAAGTTATTTAGACCTTGATTCTGCAAATCCTTTAGGTGTATTATTTTTAGTTACATCTATACCCTCTAGTAATTGCTTTTCGTCTTCTATACGTTTTAAGATTTCAAAAGCATCAAAGATGGCTAGTTTTTTTGTAGCGGCTGCGTTCTTTAATCTATCAGCTGCCAGTTCATCATCTTTATCATATTTGATAATGTCTTCTTTCGCTACTTTGATTAGTTGTATAACAGCCTTTTCACCAGCTTTTATAATTTGTTCTTTGATTTCTTTTGTGTTCATTACATAATCATAGTTATGTTATTGGTAAACATTCTGTAAAGTTTTTCGTCCTCTACATAAAACTCATATTCAGATTCAGGAGTAAATGATACTTCGTCACCTACCTTTACGCCTAATTTTTTTAACTCTTCATTATTATATTTTACCACACCCATCAAAGGCTCTTCAGTTCCTCGCTTAGATAAAAATGAATCTTTAGGTGGAATAGGTTTTATAAAACAATACTTAGAATGACTTTTCCATTCCTCTTTATTATAATACAAAAAAAATTGATCAAAGTCAATAAAAAATAAATCGTCTTTAAAAAAACTCTTACCGCTTTTTTCACGCCCATACATGTCATTATAATATTTAAAAACATTATGATGAACTAATAATATATCACCAATATTTATTTCGCCTTTATAACCAATAGGTACTGACACTACTTGACCATACCTGTTTGATGCCTTATGGTCTTCTTTAGAAACACTAATTAAAAAATCTAAGTCACCAATCTTTTTTACATTATCATATCTCTTTCCACTTACAGGACGTACGATAAAAGAAAAAGGAGATTGCATTAAAAATTTATGTTATATTCTAAAGATATAGGCATCGTAGTTTTAAACTCTTTCCATATAAGAACTTCTTGGCTTTTTTCTATCCATATTTTATATGATTCAGAAGATGCATCGTACTGTATTAAATGAATTACATAAGATCCTCCAAGTACGTCTTGCCCTATTATATAGTGCATAGCTCCAGACTTATAGTCTGCTCCTATTGAAATCTTTCTAATGTCCATTTAATTAAAATGTAGAGTCTAGTTTTAACTTTCTATATGTAATTTTTATATACAACGTTCCGTTACCTGCGCTAGGGCTAGCAAGGCCGCCTAATGTAATACCTGCGTTTTCAGGTAAAAATTCTGCTGGTGATGGATCATTTTTATATACTTTTTTAGCAGTAGCGTTTAATAAATTTATATCCAAAGGTTCTTGAATAGTTCCTTGAGTTACATTAAGTGTGTTAACAAAATTATAAGGAGTAGATCCTGGAATCATCAAACTAACAATACTACTAACATCATACACATAACCATCTCCTGGAGCTGGTAATAATGTATAAGGTTGCGCTGCAATTACTTTAAGATATGTTTCTGTAATAGCTATTGTAACTGATGTAGTGTTTAAACCAAATAAAGTTTGTAGATTTTCAATCGTACAAGTTTTAGTGTTTAAATTATTCTCTGAATCAGTTAGTACAAAGTAATCCGACAGTGTAGGGGTTATACTTGAGTACGCTGTAGTATTACTTATTCTAGCCATGTTTTTATTTTATAGGTTCTGCTTCTACTTCTTGCGGCTTTTTAGTAACAATACCTGTTGCTAAATCAATAACAGCATCTTGTCCGTATTTCTCCGCTAATTTTTTTTCTTCAACCGCAAAGGCACTTTTTAAGTTATTTAATGCATCTTTTGCAAGATCTTGTCTTAGCACATTGTCAGCAATCTCTAACTTAGTTTTAGTAAACTCTTGGTTAAGTTCTTGAATCTTTTTTAATTCGTCTTCAGTTAATTTAATTTCACTCATTTTAATTTATTTTTAATGTTAATTTTATTTATGTAAATATAGTAAATATATTATTCTTCTTCAACCGGTGGTATTGGCGTGGGGTTATCCCATGTAAAGTATAAGTCTTCATCCACAGGATGTTTTTCTAAGTCTATTTGTTTAGACAAACTTGCTTCCATGTCAGCTACAGGTAGGCCAGATTTTAACCAACTAATTACCACATTTTCAAACGCCTCATCATCAGCGTAAGGAATAAAAGGTGTTGAAGGATCGTACTGTAAAGAGTAAGTTCCTATTTGACTAGCGGTATACTGAGGATCCTTGTCGTCTTGAGCGGTATACGTCCAGTGTACTGTGTAGATTACGTTTTGATTCCCATCTTCTTCGATACGGGCGTTCATTTGATTTATTGTCCATTTATAAAAGTTTGCCATTGTTTAATATTTTTACAAAGATAATTATTTATTTTTTAATAATTCTATTTCTGCTTTTAGTTCCTGTATTGATTTAATTAACATTGGAACGAACACAGAATATTTAACTGATTTGTATAAAGTTTCATCATCAGAGTCTGGATTTTTAGATTCATCAATCATACCAGGAAATACTTCTTCTAATTCTTGGGCTACAACTCCAATTTGTTTTGTTTCTTCTCCTTTTAAATTAAAGTTTCTAACTTTAACTTTCATTAAGTCGTCTAATTTTGGAGTAGCATCTACTATGTTTTCTTTTAATCTTTCATCAGAAATTGCACCATAAGAATTATTAACATTTTTTACATCTCCATTGCTAGTAATCCACAACCTATTTGTTCCACTATTTGGATCTCCTTGTCTGCAAATCATAAAGTAGCCTTGTGTAGTACTTGTTGTTTCAGCTTGGTTTAATTGAATTACACTATTATTATTAGTACTGGTATTTGAATTTCTTATTATTAAAGCATATCCTTGTGAAGAATCTTTTGCAATATGATGAGCACTATATCCATAACTATTAGTTACATCACCTATATAAACTGTCCCTCCGTTAAGAATACGCATTCTCTCTGTATTATCTCCAGTATTAAAAGTCATTATAGTATTCCCGCCACTACTAGAATCTGCTTTATAATTTATAGAACCTCTAATACTTGCACCTGGGCCAGAACCATCTTCTGAGAAAAAGTCTATACCACCGATTCTTTCGCCGTTCCAACTTGAATCGTTTTTAGTACATTTTAAAGTAATTATAGAAGTGTCCGCACCACCCTTTAAACTTAAAAGCGTACTGGGTGCATTTTCGCCTATTCCTACTTTTCCACCATGTTCCAATAAAACCATCGTTGCAGCTCTAGTATCAGCTCCGGTAACCTCAATAGACATTTGAGTTGTTAATCCATAATCAGTATTTGCACCCCAAGTAGGTACTTGAAATAAAAGTTTACCGGTTGATGTATATGAAGGAGATCTTTGGGCTATAATTGCGCCAGCTGGTATAGTACCTTGAACTGTGTTACCTAAATATAAATAACCAACATTACTTGTGCTAGATCTTATAATTCCATTTACATCTAAAGGAAAAGATGGCGATGTTATTCCTATTCCAAAGCGGGAATTATAAAATGTAGCCATTTGACCTGCGGTATCAAAAAACGCTATAGATTCCGCACCTCCACTTGTTCCTCCTTTTATTTGTAGTCTATCTGTTCCTGCTCCAAAACCTATCATATCTATAACAGTTCCGCTTGTGTTTCTTACGCCTTGTAAAAACTTACCATTGGTTGTTATCTTAACATCACCAGAACTACCTATATTAAATTTTTGTGTAGTTGTTCCTGAGTTACTTGTATAAAATTCAAAAGTAGTGTTACCACCTGTTGATTTAGAATATATTTCAGCAGTACCTGCTGTCGAATTATATTGTAACTGCAATGAGTTGTTTGTGCTTGCTGTAGCACCCATAATATACATTATACCTGAGCTACCAATAATCGTTCTTATAGCATCGTTGGTTCTTATAACCATAGAGTCATCGTCATGGTTATAATATAATTGTCCTACATTATGATCTGTTGGCGATGCAAAACTTACTACTCCTGTGGCATCTGCCGCACTTCGAATTGTTAAACCACAATCTGTGTCGTTTTCTAAAACTAATTCATCTGATGCAGTACCTAATGTGGTTCCACCATTGCTGCCTTTAAAAATATGTACTTTACCATCAGGATCATCTGTTCCGATTCCTACTTGACCATCAGCATCAATGGTCATTCTATTTTCAATACCATTTGCCCCTGCCGCAGTCCAAAACTGCAATTTACCATTGTTGTTTCCTGATTGTCTAACAGCTCCTATCATTGCATTTCTTGTACCACCGCTACCAAAAGATATAATACCTAAATTTTGTCCATTAGCATCTGTTGATGGTGTAAGCAATTCTAAAACACCAGCATAACCTGCTGTAGTACCACCCATTATAGTTAATGTTTTATAACCATATCCTGTTTGATCAGGCGAAACCGTTCCGATTCCAACGTTTTGAGAGCTATCTATAATTACAGCATCTGTAGAGTTGGTTCTAAACTGTAGTTTATTACTTACCGTGCTTCCTTCAATAGAGGTTGCACCAGATGT